CCACAAGGAGCAATAAGATATACCATAAATTACCAATACAAAAGTATCGATTATCCGTTTACTCGCAAAGGAATTTTATTTGTGTCAGCAGACATTGACAATGTTAATGCAAGATTATCAGACGAATACGATTTCATCGGAACAGATTCGTTAGGAACATTAGCATTACAATTGGATTTTCGTGTAAGATTTCTAGATATCACAGGTGCAGCTTATACAGGCGCATTAGGGCAAATTCCAGCTGCAATCGATATTGAATACAAAAATACATTGTCAGGAGACAATGGCTCGTTTACCTACACATACACTTCATCTTTCTAATTGACATTCCATTAAAAAACACATATTATTGTTACATTAATACGTAATATGTGTTTTTGTTTGATTAAATCTTTGATGTTCAAGATGATTTCTCACCGAAATCGTCTTCACTAAATACAACCTAGTCAAAAAAACACAGAACGAACACGGAATAGAGTATGAGTAATATATCAGTTATAAAAAGAGATGGTAGCAAGGAGGACCTTACTATCGAAAAGTGGCAAGCTCAGGTTGCAAAAATCTGTAAAGGAATTGCAGATGTTAGTCAATCGATGATAGAAATTAAGAGTCAACCACATTTTTATGATGCGTGTACTACTCGCCAAATAGATGAGATTACGCTAAGAGCAGTTGTTGATCTTATCGATGTCGAATCCAATCCTGACGTAGGGCATACTAATTACCAATATGTCGCAGGTAAGCAGAGATTAACTATGCTAAGAAAAGATGTATACGGACAATACGAACCGCCACATCTTTATACTATTGTTAAAACAAATGTAGCAATTGGCCTCTATACTCCAGAACTTCTAGAATGGTATTCGGAAGACGACTGGAATAAAATGAATGATATTATAGATCATGAAAAGGACGAATTGTATTCGTATGCTGCCATTGAACAACTGATCGAGAAGTATCTTGTAAAAAATCGTTCGACAAAGCAAATTTACGAAACACCACAAGTTAGGTATATGATTGCTGCGGCAACTGTATTTCATAAGGAGGAACCTAACTCTGCAAGGATGAAATACATTAAGGAATATTATAATGCAGCATCAGATGGATTATTTACTCTTGCTACTCCTGTATTGGCTGGGCTGGGTACTCCTACCAAACAATTCAGTAGCTGTGTGCTTATTCGAAGCGACGACGATTTGGATAGCATTTTTGCTAGCGGAGAGATGATGGCAAAATATGCCAGTAAGCGTGCGGGGATTGGATTGGAGATCGGTCGACTTCGCCCATTGGGCTCCCCAATTCGCGGAGGCGAAATCATGCATACTGGCATGATCCCATTTTTAAAGAAATGGTTTGGTGATTTAAGAAGTTGTAGTCAAGGCGGAATCCGTAATGCTAGTGCTACGGTATTTTATCCTATATGGCATCATCAGTTTGATGATCTCATTGTCCTTAAAAATAATCAAGGAACGGACGAAACACGAGTACGACATATGGATTATGGCGTGGTACTTTCGGCATTCTTTTGGAGACGATTTAAGAATAAAGAAGATATCACCTTCTTCGATCCGAACGAAGTTCCAGATCTTTACGAAGCGTTCTATAAAGACACGAATTTGTTCGAAGAACTATATATTAAATATGAAAACACACCTGGGCTACGTAAGAAAACTATGTCAGCAGAGGAAGTCTTTAAAAGCGGTATCTTAAAAGAACGTACAGACACCGGTCGTATCTACTTAGTATTCATCGATAACGTAATGAATCAAGGTCCATTTGATCCAGAGTATCATACCATTTACCAGAGTAATTTATGTCTGGAGATTTTGCTTCCTACAAAGCCATTCAAAAAAATAGATCCAGAACGGAAATTGATTCGTATTAAGAAAGACAAAGTTGATGAATTTATGAAAACTAAATCAAATGATATTATTAATGTAAGGAAAATAAGATAGTAAGTAATAGTATTTCAAGTATAAATAAGTGTAGAGGTTTATTAATGAAACAATACATAATTTACTGCCATACACTTAACGAAAAGAAATATGTAGGGTATACGAGTAAGATATTAGAAGAACGGTTGCAGGATCATATAGAAGAAGCATTAGACGGAAGTGACAGGCATTTTCATCGTGCAATTAGAAAATATGGAGTTGAAAATATAATATCTGAGGTATTAGCTGATTCGTCAAATAAAGACGATGCAAAGAGGTTAGAAGAAAATTTTATCGAAAAATTAGATACCTTTAAAAATGGATATAATATGACTCGTGGTGGAGATGGCGGAAATACTCTTGAAAAATATACATCAGATGAGATGGAATCACACCGCAAATTAAAATCATACAATGCTACTGGTATGAATAACGGCAACGCTAAACCTGATATTACTAAAGAAATGATTATTAATGCTATCAGACAATTTTGTATTACTAACAATAAAGAAGGCGATTATATACTTAGAAATGAAATAGAAACTGTTCTTAAAGAAGAATTAGGAGCAAGTATTATGATTCTAAAAAATAGATTTGATAACGGATTACAACAGTTAATAAACGAAGTTAATGAACAATTATCAATACCTATTAAGTATGATCCGTATTATCGTTGTGATGAACACAAGAAGAAATTGTCATTAGCAACTTCAAAATACAGATGGGTAACTAACGGAATTGATAATCTAAAATTGCCAGAAAATGAACTAAATCAGTTTTTAAAAGATAATACAACATACAGACAAGGTAGAACATTATGAATGAAAATAATCAAAAAATATGTTGTCGATGTAACAGTCAAAAAGAAATAATTGCTTTTTCTGTCAATAAAAGAACAAAAGACGGATTGCAAGCAATGTGTAAGGAATGTTTTAAAGAATATCAACACATTAATCGCGAACGCATAAATGAACAACGAAAGAGAACTAATAATGACTATATTAGGGATCTGAACAGAATCCGTAATCAAAAATATAGATTACGAAATGCACAACAAATAAATGAAAAATTGAGATTAAAACGCAAACTTCAAAGAGACGGAGTAAAATAAAAATGAACGAAAAAATTAAACAACTGGTAGAAGAATCTAAACTAGTAGCATTCGTAGATGGGGAACCTATAATTTACACACATGATGCAAATAGAGTGGAGAGGGCAGAAAAGTTTGCAGAATTAATTATTAAAGAATGTTGCAGTGTGTTAGAACCTTATGATCATCGTCCGGTTGATATGTTAAAAACACATTTCGGAATCGAATAATGAATAACTTATATGAAGAAATAGATTGTCTGCCAGAAGAATTAGATGACGAATACGAATATTTTGAAATCGATGAAGTAGAGGGCAGAATTGCGCTTTGCACATTGGGCTCGATTAATTGGGGTGCTTTCCGCAATCCTGAAGACATGCGCAGGGCTTGTCGTATATTACAGCGTTCTTTGTGTAATATATTGGATTATCAAGATTATTTAAGTATCCAAAGTGAACTAAGCAATAAAGAAATTCAACCCCTCGGCATCGGTGTTACTAACCTTGCTTACTGGCATGCAAAGAGAAACTTTAAATATGGTGAGAAGGATTCATTACAAGAAGTTAAGAGCTGGATCGAACATCAAGCGTATTACCTCACCGAAGCAACTGTAGAACTTGCTAAGGAACGCGGTCCATGTTTACATAGTGATAAAACACGATACGGCCAAGGTATATTTCCATGGGAACTTAGAGCAAACGGCGTTAATGAATTAGCAGATTTTACTCCGGAACTCGATTGGGAATCATTACGCGAAAACATGAAACAATATGGCGTCCGTAATGCTACATTAATGGCAATTGCTCCTGTTGAATCTAGTAGTGTCGTTATTAATAGTACAAATGGTATCGAAATGCCAATGTCGCTTATTAGCACAAAGGAAAGCAAAGCAGGCTCATTCACACAAGTTGTTCCGGAATACCATAAGTTAAAGAACAAGTATCAATTGATGTGGGATCAAACTGATTGTGTAGGATATTTAAAGACAGCAGCAGTATTAGCAGCTTATGTGGATCAAAGTATTTCAACAAACACACCGTACAATCCTGCACATTTTCCGGATCGCAAAGTGCCGATCACACTAATCGCTAAAAACTTGATGCAGGCACAGTTATGGGGAATTAAGACTTTCTATTATAGTTTGATTAACAAGAAAGGATCTAAGGAAGTTGATCCAATTGTAAATGGATTCAAGCCAACGCAAGTCGAAGTCGATATCGAAGAATTTGAAGAAGACTGCGAGAGTTGCAAGTTATGATAACAAGAAGAATTAAAATACCATTAGAACATGGTAGAGAAATTGTAATTGTATACAAACAACAAGAAGACGGATCGTGGATTCAGCTGATGAGTGACGAATGTATGCAAGATCTTATCACCTTCTTTAATAATGGTTTTTATCAATTGGATATTAAAAAAGTATTCCGAATCGAGGATACAGAAGAATGATTTACAAAAGAAAAGAAGGCGAAGAAATTAGAAACGGGATCAACTATTATCCGTTAAATGATAATAATAGTCGCGGATTTATTGTAAAAGTGTTTAGGATTATATGGAGAGTACGATATAGTTTAAATGCTAAAAAATGGTTTTTTACACTTCGCTATATTGATCCAAACGCATTAGAAAAATTAAAAACATGGGAAGCAAAACACGGTATTAAGCATGAGTAAAGCACAATATAATTTAGAAACTAAAACAGATTATCTTAATCGTAAGATGTTTCTCGATCCAGCAGGTCCTGTAACAGTACAAAGATTCGAAGAAGTTAAATACAATAAGATCACTAATTTCGAAGACACTCAGCAAGGATTCTTTTGGAGACCGACTGAAATTAGTTTGACTAAAGATTCGGCAGACTTTAAAGATGCTAGCGATGCCGTTAAACATATCTTTACAAGTAACTTACTAAGACAAACTGCATTAGATAGCATCCAAGGTAGAGGACCTGTACAAGTGTTCGGGCCAGTTGTATCGTTGCCCGAGTTAGAAGCATTAGTACAAGCGTGGTCGTTCTTCGAAACTAATATTCATAGTAGAAGTTATAGCCACATTATTAGAAACATCTATAATGTACCTAAAGAAGTATTCAACACAATTCACGACACTGATGAGATCATTAGTATGGCCTCTACAATTGGCCGTTATTATGA